ACTCTATCTAAGGAGATCTCAAAACTCAATAATGATATTTCTCAAAACAATGCTAGGATTTCTGGGTGTCAACGACAAATCAGAGATCTGGAATCGGAAGTTCAGAACCTTACCGATCAACTTGCAAACAGAAATACTGAACATGAGAAGTTAGAGACCTTTAAGGATAATTTAAAAACCACATACGATGAGTTATCTTCAAAGAAGGACACGATTAGTTATTACGATTTTTCGTATAGTTTACTCAAAGATGGTGGAGTAAAATCTAAAATCATCAAAAAGTATCTTCCTCTGATTAATCAGCAGGTTAATCGTTATCTTCAGATGATGGACTTCTATATTAACTTTACACTTGATGAGGAGTTTAGCGAAACCGTCCAGTCTCCAATACATGAAGATTTTTCTTATGCTTCTTTCAGCGAGGGAGAGAAGATGAGAATCGACCTAGCACTCTTGTTTACCTGGAGAGAGGTGGCAAGAATGAAGAATTCTGTCAATACAAATCTTCTTATCATGGATGAAGTATTTGATAGTTCTCTTGATGGATTTGGAACAGAAGAATTTATCAAGATTATTAAATATGTTGTGAAAGATGCAAACATTTTTATTATCTCTCACAAGACTGGTCTAGAAGATAGATTTGATAATGTAATGAGATTTGAAAAAGTTAAAGGATTCAGTAGGATGGTATCATGAAAGTTTTAGTTACAGGTCATAATGGTTTTATTGGTAGTAATGTCTTTCTAGATTGGCAAGAGACTTTAGGATATGTAAATGTAGATGGCATTGATTATCCAGATGACATTAGTAACTTTTCTGGTGGTGATTATGATCTTGTTATTCACCTTGCGGCATATGCTGATATTAGAGAAAGTTTGAAAGAACCAAAACTTTATTATGAAAATAATGTAGTTAAAGCAAAAAAATTGTTTGAATGGTGTAGAGAGACTAACACTAGATTGTTATATGCTTCCTCTAGTGCAGTGGAAGAGGACTACTGGGAGAATCCATATGCCATGTCAAAATGGGTGAATGAAATAATGGCACCACCTAATTCTGTGGGCATGAGGTTTACGACAGTGTATGGTCCAAATAGTCGTCCAAATATGATGTATAGAATGCTGGAAGATAAAACTGCAAAATATGTAACTAATCATAAACGTGATTGGATTCATGTAAAAGATGTGTGTCGTGCTATTCATTACCTAGCGTCTTCTGATATTACAGGACCCGTTACTATTGGCACTGGCAAATCAATTTCTGTTAAAGCATTAGCTAAAGCGATGGGTATGGGACATCTCCCTGTAGTCGAAGATACGCCAGGGGAGAGATATGATAATAGAGCAGATATTACACGACTCAAGAGTATTGGATGGTTTCCAACTATAGATATTTTTGATACAGTATGACATCAATTACATAAAGAATTTTAAAGTTTTGTTCTTAAAACGTAAATTTAACAAAAACTTAATGAAGTTAGCATACGCTGACTAAATATTATTAGAATTGGAGATAACAGGATGCCCTAAACGTCTTTGTTATTTTATTGCTATTGGAGAGAGTCATGCACAACATTATCTCGCACAATCAACTAGCCGGTTGGAAACAAAGCGTGGACCATTTAGATAGGACTATAACACACGCTAACGAACAATCTGACGCATTAAACGATTATTACAACTGCCTGATTGAATGTGATGAGAGTCAACGTATCTGTAAACGAATTTGCAAAACGATTTTAGAATAGACCGTAGACACAAGGAGAACTGTCACTAAGTGCCCCCCGCTTCGGCGGGGGGTTTAGTATTATAGGGGCATCGACAAAAAAAGCATGACCGTTAAGCACGAAATCAAATCACAACTTGCCAAACTGCTTGCTACAGAAGACTTGATTGTAGAGCACAAGCAATGCGAGACTGCTTGTTTCAACGTGCATACTCGCGTCCTTACACTTCCAATGTGGGAACGAGCAAGTAATATTGTCTACGATCTTCTGGTGGGTCATGAAGTAGGACATGCTTTGTTCACACCAGATGAAGATTGGTTGAAACGTAAAAAAATCCCTCCTCAGTTTGTCAATGTGGTTGAGGATGCTAGGATTGAAAAAATGATGAAGCGTAAGTATGCTGGACTCGCTAAGACTTTCTATCATGGGTACAAGGAATTACACGAAGAAGATTTTTTCTCTCTATCTGATAGCGACATCACTAATTTTAACCTTGCTGATCGTGCAAATCTTTACTTTAAGATCGGTAATTTTCTAGACCTTTCTTTTACAGAGGAAGAGTTGGCAATCATTCGTATGATTGACGGATGTGATGACTTTGAAGATGTGCTTATCGCTGCAGAAGCACTCTATAAGTTCTGCAAAAAAAAGCAGGATGAAGAAGTAAATAAACCTACAAATCAAACTGAAGATCAACAACCAGCATCAGAACTATTTGATGAAGATGCAAAAGAAGAAGTTGATGGTGAGTCTGATGATCAGGTAGAAAATTCACAGGAACCTATTTCTACTGACCAGCAAATTGATATGGATACAAAAGATGAACTAAAGGTTGAGACTGCTGATTCTTTGAGTGGCAACCTTAAAGATCTTATCAATGAAAACTCCAGTGAAACTGTTTATCTAGAAGTTCCGAAAGTTAATCTTGATAATGTAATAGCAAGTAATCGTGATGTCCATGATTACATTGACTGGTGGTGGTCTAGGTATGATGAGTTTGAAACTCCCATATTTGCAGGACCAGATCAAGAGTTTATTAAATTTAAACGTAATGCTCAAAAAGAAGTTAATTACCTAGTAAAAGAATTTGAATGTCGTAAGGCAGCAGATTCATATGCTCGCGCATCAACTGCTCGCACAGGAGTTCTTGATACATCTAATCTTCATACTTACAAGTTTAATGAAGATCTATTTAAGAAAGTTACTGTTCTTCCTGATGGTAAAAATCATGGTCTAGTATTTGTCCTTGACTGGTCTGGATCTATGTCTAATGTAATGAGTGATACTTGCAAACAATTGTTTAATCTTGTTTGGTTCTGTAAAAAAGTCAACATTCCATTTGAAGTATATGCATTTACAAATGAGTGGAATCGTCAATATGTTGGTAAGGATGGAGAAGTTATTGCTGCTAATTTGACTCCTCACTTTGAAAGAAAGGAAGGTTTATTTGCAGTTGAGCATGAATTCTCTCTCATGAATATTTTATCCAGTAAAGTATCTGGTAAAGAAATGGAAAAACAAATGCTTAGTATATGGAGACTTGCATATTCATTTGGACGTTCATATTCAACCTCTTATGCATGGCCTGAACGTCTTAGTCTGTCAGGCACACCTTTGAATGAATCTCTTGTTTGTTTGCATCAAATTCTTCCAAAGTTTCAGCGTGAAAATAAACTACAAAAAATTCAATGTATTATTTTAACTGATGGTGAAGCAAATTCTCTTGCACAATATAAAGAAATAACCCGTTATTGGGAAAGAGATTGCGAACCTTACATTGGGCATGCGCGTGTTGATCCAAGCAAAACTGTTCTTCGTGATCGTAAACTTGGCACCACATATAAAATGGGATATCATTATCATGAGTTTACTGATGTTATGCTGCGTAATCTAAAAGATAAATTTCCTAACGTTAACTTTATTGGTATGCGTGTTCTTGTATCTCGTGATGTTGGAAACTTTATGCGTCTTCGTAGTAGACCAGGTGAAGATGAGTTTAGTCGGATTCAAAAAGAATGGAAAAAGGATAAGAGTTTCTGTATCAAAAACTCTGGATATGATGCATACTTTGGTTTGTCTTCAAATTCTCTTGCTCAAGATGCAGAGTTTGATGTTGATGAAGGTGCCACAAAGGCAAAGATTAAATCTGCTTTTGTTAAATCTTTGAAGGTTAAAAAACTAAATAAGAAAGTTCTTGGCGAATTTATTTCTCTAGTAGCATGACAAAAGAAAATTGGAGAGAAATTGCAAAGGCATCAGAAAAGGATCCCAAGGTTATTGAGATCCTTACAAATGGTCCTAAGTCTTTATCTCAGGCATACTTATTGGGTGCTATGAGATACAAGTATGGACGATCTGAAAAGTGACACACGGGGGGTTTGAGACCTCCCTTTTTCGTCTATAATAACTTCAGTAAACAAAACAACTAATGGGTCTTTCCAAAGAAAGCATCA